CATCGGAAACATTTTATTTTGAATAATATAATTTTATTAATTCATACATGCTATGTTTAATTTTTTGATTTTCAAAATAGACATTACCGATTTTAAAATTTTCTAAAAACAACTTCCAAAAATTATAACGTTTCATGCTATTGAACATTAATGTATTGGGTGAATGGTCTTTCAAAGTCATACTGAACAAATAAGGACTATATTTGTCATAATCTGAAGACACAAAAATTTTACCTTCATGGTAATCATTCCAAATTCCGTAAGTTTCACCATTATAAATAATAGCAAATGAAAATTTACTTGAACCGTGTTTTACGTTCAATAAAATTTTTATTTTTATCAAGGATTTTATTTTTCATTGCGTATTGTTCGTAAAGTGTACCGTTTTGCAAGTTTACCGAATAAGTGTTTGTTCACGGTCTTTTCGAAATTCTTCATTATTCATATATTGAACCAAAATAAGATTATCTTTAAAAAGTTTTATATCATTACCAAATGGAAGTGACAAATCAAAGAATGAAAATAAAGGTGAATATTCAATTCCGCTCGACTGCATTTCCTAAAATAAAAATTTTTACGTCATTTCTGTTACGAATAATACTGTCTAGAATACCGCATAAGAATCATGCCTTCATTTGGCAAATAATAACGTTTATTTTTTTCAATAGGGTATTCATCTATTATAATAATTTTAACATTTTGATAAACAGATGATTTCAAATCTTGCGCTTGCGTCATACGTTTAGCAAATCCAAACACTTCACCATCACAATAAAATTTACGATTTTTTGCTTCAAGTGTATGATCTTGAAATTCGTTTTTTATATCATCAAAAAAGTCTTTTTGCGATTTTGTTTTTTCAAATATTTCTTTAAGTTCATTGTCATAACGTCTTAAATAAAGGAATTGTGAATGCTTTTTCAGAAATTGTTCAATGACATATTTTTTTGCACCGTAACTTTTACCACAACCACGTTCGCCAATTAAAACATTGACAGGGCAGTTATATGATAAAATTCTATGATAATCATAGTAGAGCATAAGCATTCACCTTCCTTTTAAAATTGCAAAATTAGAAGTTTTGTTGCAACCTACCACGGCAAAATTTTATAGGAACGTTCTTCACGTTGGTGAACCTATAAAAACTACAAACAAATTGAACTTATAATTTCGCTATATTTATTATAACACAAAATATAAGAATAATGCAAGTAAAAGTGAACATAATAGAAGTAAATACATTTTTATAAAAGTTTTTTAAAAAAGTTTATAAAAAAGTATTGACAAATAAAATATATAAGTATATAATGAAGAAAATCAAGAAGGAGGTAAAACAAATGAAAATTTATTATTTAGAATTTAAAAATTCAGTAAAATTTTATAACAAAGAACTGGATAAATCAATTGAAATTGAAAAATCAAAACTACTTGAATTATTTTTAAAAGCAATTTATAAGAAATATGGAAAGAAGGTGAAATTTGAATGTCTGATTTAAAGGAATATGATTTTATAGTGGGATTTACTTTATTTACACATAAAGGTTTTAAAACAATGTATCGTCATTTTGATAAATTAGAAACGGCAAAATTATTTGCATCAAATGTAAATATTAAAAATAATTGTAAAATATATGTAGATTTAGAATATTTTGATAAAAAGGTAGGTGAAAACAATGAAACTACGGAACAGATCCATTAAAGAGATTTGAAGAAATTAAAAACAAATTTGAAGGTTCAAATGAATATATGTTTACAATAAATTATGAAGATATTAAGGATTTAATTCAAATGATAGATTTACTTACAAAAAGAAGTGGAAATGATATTTTATATGAAATTGAAAGTTTAAAATATAAAAATGAAGGATTAAGCAGACAAGTAGATTTGTATAGATATTTTCCTGAACGTATAAAAGATGAAATTTATAAATTAGAAGATTTTATTAATACTTTTAAATTTATTGATAATACAGAATGTTATGCTTATAAAGTTGTAATGGAGAAATTAAATTTATTAAAACAAATTTATTATAAATATTAAAGGTAGGTGAAAAAAATGTATGAAGTAACATATTCAGTTGAAGGAATAATTCGTAAAATTTCAATAAAAGCTGATGACAGTATTCAAGCACAAAATATTTTTACAAATATGTATGGTTCAGGCAAAGTTCAAATAATAAATATAAGGAGAGTGTAAAAATGCAAGATGAAATTCAAGAAAAAATTAAAAAAGAAATAATTAGTGAATTAATAATTGACGGATTATTTCAAAGTTTAAGGAAAATGAGTAATGGAAAAATTGAAGTTGAAAGTTATAAAATTGATGAAAAAATATGACATATTTATTAAAAAAATATGACCCTGAAAAATTTAAAGTTTATGAAAAAATGTTATTAAAAACTGATAATGAAGATGAATAGAAAGGAGAATAAATAAAATGGAAGATGAAATTCAGGACAAGTTAGAAGAAATTTATAATTTTAGAATAGACGTAAAATTCAAAGATTTTAGACAATATGAAGTATATGCACGAATAGATAATGAAAAAGCATTCGCTATTTCGATTTTATATGACGCAAGGGCTACATTAGAAGCAAACATTACAAATATAAAAAATAGAATTGACGCAGAAATAGTTGAATTATTTAGAAGAAAGGAAAAATAAAATGGTAAGATTAGAAATAACAATAAAAGAAATTAATTCATTAGATTATAAAGAAATTGCTGTAGCAGGAACAGAAATTTCAATTCACGAAATAGGAAGAAAAGCAACAAAAAATGAAAAAGAAGTTTCTAATATTTTGAAAAAACGTTTAAAAGTTGATGAAAAATTACAGTTCAAAAGTGAAAACGAAAAAATAAAGAAGGCAATTGAAGAAATTTTAAAAAGTTTATAATAATTTATTTTTATAAAGGTTATTGCTAAACCAAAAAGCAAAATTTAAATATTTTGGCCGTACCTATGCGTAAAATAGGAGAAAGAAGGTTTCATTATGGAAAATGAAGTTTTAGAAAATGAAGGAAAGGAAGTTTCAGCTCTTGCAACTGTTCAGGATTTTGGTGCATTAAGTAAATCTACAAACACAAAAGCAGAATTATTCACAAACATAACAGACCAAAAGAAAATATTTAATTTAGATTCACATGTTGATAACTTATTAAATGACTGTGAAGGTGAACTTATAAGAGTAAAAGAAGTATTAATTAAAAGATACAAAAAACCTATGAAAGAACCTATAATTGATGAAGAAACAGGTGAAGTTCTAAAAGATACAGAAACAACAATGGCATGTATATTAATTGATGATAATAACAAAAGTTATGCAACAGGTTCAAAGGTTTTTACAATTCAAATGATGAGATACCTTCAAATGTTTGGAATAAATGAAGGTTTTGAAATTAAAATTGTAAAGAATAAAACAGAAAAAGGCAACAAATCATTAGGTTTTGAACTTGTGTAGAAATACACAAGTTCTTGTCATATTAAGGAAAGAAGGTGACATAATATTGTGAAAACAACAGTCAAAGGAATTTGTTTAAATTTAAATGAAAGTGAATATTATTTCAAATACAAAGGTTTAATATTTTATTTTTCAAGTGAATTTTATAAAAAGAAATTTGCAGATGAAATTTCAAGTTTTATTGAAACAGAAACGTTTAAATTACAAGTCAAATATAATTTAAATATAAATTTTGATATTTTATTTATGCTTTCATTATATAAGAGAATTGAAAAACGTGGGTTTAGGGTTTATGATGAAGAAAACAAGAAAGAAATTACACCTTCTTGTGGTTTAATTACGAATATTTTAATGTATTAAAAAGGAAGGTGAAGAAAATGGCAGATTCACAAATTAATTGGCGACAGGGTGATTTTATACGTTTAGGTCAAGCAGTTGCAAAATTTAACAAAAAAATAAATGAATTACAAGCAGAAGAAAACAAACTTTATTTGCCTGAAACAATTAGTTATACAGAAGCAAAAGAAAACATTACAACAAGAAGGGAACTAAACAGACTTATAAATAGTTTACGTAGATTTCAAAGAGAAGGTGCAGAAGATTTATACACAACACAAAGTGGTGAAGAAATAACAAAGTGGGAACGTAGGGAACTTGGTATTCAAAGTAGAATTGCACAAACACGTTTACAAAATGAACTTAAAACATTAAATGAACCGCTTGATAGTGGTTTTTCACGTGCACAAATGGGTTCAATGCGTGTTCGTGAAATAAATGCACAAATTAAAAATTTAAAAAATATTGAAAGTGCAGTTGGTTATGAATTTAATCGTTTACGTGAAAGACTTTCACGAATGGGCACAAGTGACTACACAATGAAAAAGGCAATTGTTTTTCGTGAAAATTATTTAAAAGAAATGGAAAAATATTCACATTTTGATAATTACGAAAAACTTATGAAAAAATTAAGGTCATTCACAAATCCTATTTCATTCTTTAATTTTGTATCACAAAATGAATTAACTGGTGATTTAACATACCAAAGTGATGAAACATACACGCAAGAAGCTTTTAATTCATTTGTTCAAGATTTTGGAATTGAAATTGATGAAGATAGTATAACTTTAAATGATTAACAAATGAGAAATAGAAGGGCATTTATAAATAGTGGAAGTGATCCTGATTTTGAAGGATTAAATGAATAGGAAAGGTGGCAAAAATATATGTGAAAAAGTTCACTGCAGATTTTGAAACGGCAGTGTGGAAAGATAACGAAACGTGGGTTTGGGCATGGGCAGTTTGTGAAATAGGAAATGAAGAAAATCTACAAATAGGAAATAATATTGATGATTTTATGGAGTTCTGCAGAAAAGAAAAGAACAGTTCATTTTATTTTCATAACTTAAAATTTGACGGTGAATTTATAATTTATTGGGCGCTAACACACGGATTTTCACACGTGACCGAAAATGAAGATATAAAAGAAAATACATTTACGACATTAATAAGTGACATGGGGCAATTTTATACAATAACATTATATTTTGAAAAGAAAAATAAAAAAGTTCACAAAGTAACATTTTTTGATAGCTTGAAAATTATTCCTTTCTCAGTAGACGCAATTGCAAAAAGTTTTAATTTAGAAATAAGTAAATTAAAAATAGATTATAAAAAAGAAAGACCAAAAGGTCATGAACTAACACTTGAAGAAAGGGAATATATAAAAAATGACGTTTTAATTGTGGCAAAAGCACTTAAAGTTTTATTTAATGAAGATTTAAAGAAAATGACACAAGGAAGTAATGCGCTAAACGATTTTAAACAAATACTTTCAAAGTCAAAATTTTTGCATTATTTTCCACCACTTGATTATGAAGTTGACAAGGATTTACGAAAAGCATATAAAGGTGGATTTACTTATTTAAATCCTATTTATAAAGAAAAAGACGTGCGGATGTGGCAGTGTTCTTGACGTCAATAGTCTTTACCCGTCTGTTATGTATGAAAAAGAACTTCCATTTGGTGAACCTATATTTTTTCAAGATGAATATAAACAAGACAAAGTTTATTCATTATATATTCAAATGATAACATGCAGCTTTAAATTAAAGAAAAATAAAATTCCAACAATTCAAATAAAAAATAACCGTTCCTTTTTTAGGGCAAATGAATATTTGGAAAATTCACAAAATGAAATTGTTTGTTTAGTTTTAACAAATGTAGATTTAAAATTATTTTTTGAGCAATATGATGTTTACGATTTAGAATATGTATGTGGTTGGAAGTTTAAGGCAATTCAAGGAATTTTTAAAGATTACATTGACAAATGGATTACAAGAAAAAATGAAGCAACTATTTCAGGAAATAAAGGGCAACGTACTCTTGCAAAATTAATGCTTAACGCATTATATGGAAAATTTGCAACAAGTCTTGACGTTCAAAGTAAAATTCCATATTTGCGGTGAAGATGAAATTATTCATTATTCACTTTCACCAAAAGAACAAAAAGACGGGATTTATTTACCAATTGGCGCATTTATTACTGCATACGCAAGAGAAAAAACAATTAGAACTTCTCAGGCAATTAAAGATTATTCAATAAATAAATATGGAAAAGATTTATATATTTATAGTGACACAGACTCAATTCATTCTTTACTTCCTATTGAAGAATTAAAACTATTTTGTGATATTGATCCAGTAAGACTTGGCGCATGGAAACATGAAGGTGATTTTACAAAAGCACGTTTTGTTCGTCAAAAATGTTATTTAGAAGAAATAGACCGGAAATATTAATATTACATGTGCAGGAATGCCTAAAAGTTGTTATGATTTTGTAAAATGGGAAGAATTTAAAACAGGCTTTTCATGTGGTGGCAAATTAACATTTAAACATGTAAAAGGTGGTGTAATTTTAGTTGAAACAGATTTCACCATAAAAGAAGAAAAGACTATTCATAATATTGTAAACTTTAAAAAATAATGCTATAATGAAATTACAAAAATATGTTTATAATATATTATGAAGGGAAAAATGAAAAATGGAAAAATTTATTTCATTATTAAATAATGACGGAATGAAAGTTTTAATTGTTGTAATTGTTTTGGATTTAATTTTGGGAATTTTACGTGCAATACGTGAAAAAACCATAAATTCATGTATTGGAATTGACGGAATGATTCGAAAAGTTGGAATGCTTATTGTTATTGTATTTTTAACAATAATTGACACAATTATTCATTTAGATTTAATTGGGTTTATTCCTGAAACAATAAAAGAAACTTTAAAATTAGGACATGTTGGAATTTCAAGTTTATTTAATATTCTATTTATAATATTTGAAATACTTTCAATATTTAAAAATATGATAATGTGTAAACTTCCAATTCCTAAAAAATTACAAGTATATCTTGAAAATATTATGAAAGAATTTACAGGAGAAATAAAAGAAAAGGAAGGTGAAAAATAATGAAAGGTATAGACATAAGCACATACCAACAAAATGTAAATTACAAAAAATTAAAAGAACAAGGAATTGAATTTGCAATTATTCGTTTAGGGTATGGAAAAAATATTTCACAAAAAGATAGAATGTTTGAAACGCATTTTGAAGGATTAAAAAATGCAGGTATAAAGGTAGGCGCTTATCTTTATAGTTATGCGTATGTAAAAGAATGCGCAAAACTTGAAGCAGAAAATACACTTAAAATTATAAAAGGAAAACAATTTGACTTACCAATTTTCTATGATATGGAAGAAAGTAAACAAGCACTTCTTAGAAAAGAAGTTTTGACAGAAATGGCAAATGAATGGTGCAAAATAATAAAAAATGCAGGATTCAAAGCAGGTATTTATGCAAATTTAAATTGGTTTAAAAATTATTTGAACCCTTACGAAATAAAAGCAGAAGGAAATTATATATGGTTAGCATTATGGAACAATGACGAAAATCCAAATGTTCAATTTCCTGTTGATTTTTGGCAATATTCAAGTAAAGGAGAACTTGACGGCATACAAAGTTTTGTAGATTTAGATAAATGTTATTCACAGGATTTTGCACACCCTGTGGAAAAGAAAAAATCAAATGAAGATTTAGCAACAGAAGTTATTCAAGGATTATGGGGAAATGGTGGGGAACGAAAAGATAGACTTACAAAAGCAGGTTATAATTATAATGAAATTCAAAAAATTGTAAATGAAAGAACACTTGAAAAGAAAAAATCAAATGAATATTTAGCGACAGAAGTTATTCAAGGATTATGGGGAAATGGTGAGGAACGTAAAGATAGACTTACAAAAGTAGGTTATAATTATAATGAAATTCAAAAAATTGTAAATGAAAGGTTGAAATAAAAAATGGCAGATAATATTGTAAGACATATTGCACCATTTATAAATGATAGATTTTTAATTACTTCACCATGGTGGCACGAAAGAATAAACCCTGTTACAGGTGAAACACAAATTCATAGGGGTTTAGATATTGCAACAAGTGGTTCAAAACCTGTATATTCAATGCTTGATGGTTATTGTCATAGTAAGGGTTTTGACAGTTCACAGGGGAATTGGGTAGTTATAAAAGATGACAACCAAAATTCACCATATTATGGTTATGCAACTTTATATATGCATTTAAGTCAAACGGCAGACGTAAATGTAAATGATAGAGTTGTAAAAGGTCAAAAAGTTGGTGATGAAGGAACAACAGGAACTTCTACTGGAATTCATTTACATGTAGAAATGCAAGATTTAAATCGTTGGAATAATGTATGGCATTGGTCATATAACAAAAGTGATTATTTAGACCCTACAGAATATATGGGAATTGATAATATAGATAATACCTGGTGGATTTATGACGGTGTACCAATTGAACCAACAAAAAATAAAAATAAATGGCTTCAATTTAAGTCAAGAAAAAAACGAATAATTTATTGGTAGAAAGGAGAAAATAAAAATGACTGAAAAAGAATTTGAAAAAATCACAAAGTCAATTCAAGATAAACTTGGAAAAGAAAACACAAGTTTAATTGCAGATGACCTTGGAAAATTAATCACAGACAATACAACAATGAATAAAGATATAAAGGGGCGTGATGAAAGAATTTCAAAATTAGAACAAGACAAGGAAGCATTAATTACTTCAAACGGAAATTTACTACAGCAAGTTGCAATGGGTGATGAAGGTGGACTTATAAATAAAAATGAACCAAAAGAAGATGAACCACCAAAACCATTTGATTATAGAAGTGTTTTTGATGAAAAAGGAAATTTTAAAAGATAAGTTGACAAAAATTTGTTTTTGTTATATTATTTAAGTATCAAATATTTTATTTTGAAAGGAGATTTTTAAAAATGGCAATTCCAGAAGGTTTAAGGACTTCCCTTAATTCAATAAGAGAAACAAGTATTCAGAACAATACACTTTATCACAGATATGTGCCTGAAATTCTTCCAACAAGTGACATAGGAAGTTTTGCAAGTCCTATTCTTGATAATCCTAATGTTATGAATGAATTCATGAATGTTTTAGTTCAAAGAATAGTTTATACGCAAGTTGATATAAAACTATTCAATAACCCTTTAAGAGTTCTTGAAGGTGATAGAATTCCACTAGGTTCTATTGGTCAAGAAATCTTTATTAATCCTGCAAGGGGTAGAAGATTTAATGTTGACGATTTTGCAGGATTACTTGCAAAATATGAAGCCGACATTAAAGTTCAATATCATCATTTAAATAGTGACCTTCAATATTGTGTAACAATAACAAGAGCAAAACTAAAAGACGCATTTGTTTCTTGGTCTACATTGGAAAACTTTATTGACGGATTAACACAAAGTTTATATAATGGTGCATATATTGATCAATATAACATGACAAAAGGACTTGTTTCAAGTGCATATGCTTCAAATCAAGTTCGTGTTGAAGTTATATCTAATCCAAACACAGAAGCTTTAGCAAAAGAATTTATTACAAAAGCAAGAACAATGTTCTTAAATATGCAAACACCTACACCAAACTTTAATGCATGGCGTCAAGTTGGTGGTTATGGCCGTGACATATTAACATGGTCAAATCCAGAAGATATTGTTTTCCTAGTTCGTAATGATATAGGTGCATATTTAGACGTTAACGTTTTAGCACAAACATTTAATATTGATAGAAGTGTACTTTTAGGCAATATTATATATATAAATGACTTTAACGAATATGACAATGAAGGAAATTTAATATTTGACGGTTCAAATATTGTTGGAATGATAGCAGACAAATCATGGTTTAGAATAAAAGAACAAGAAACAACAATGGACGAATTCTATAATGCTAATAACAGAACATGGCAATATTATTTAAATGTTGTTAGAATGTATAGTTATTCATTATTTGCAAATGCCGTTGTTTTTGCGACTGCACTTCCTTCTGTTCCTGTTACTGAAATGAGTTTTGAAGAAACTGCACCTGAAGTTGCAGTTGATGGAAAAGTTATATTAAAGCTTGCAACAACACCTGCACAAACTACAAGTGAAATTACATTTACAAGTGGAACTGCAGCAAATGCAACTGTTAGAAAAATAGATAATAAAACAGTTGAAGTTACTGGTGTAAAAGCTGGAACTTCTGTTATAACTGCAAAATCTGGAAATATAACAGGAACTGTTACTGTAACAGTAAAATAATTTTATATTTTACCCGTCAAAGGGAAGGAATGAAAAACTTCCTTCCCCTTATTTTTATAGAAAGGAGAAATTACAAATGGCAATTTCACCACAAACTGATATACGTTTAATAAAATGCCCCTTAACATTAAGTAATAAAAACCAAATTACATTTTCAAATTTACAATCACAAGAACAATACTTTTTATCACTTCCATACACAGAAGATACAAATGCAAGTTATCAGCGAAAAGACAATGTAATTCGTTTTAATAGACATATTGATAACATTATAACTTATGATTATTGTATGTATAAAAATGAAAATTATAGTAATAAATGGTTTTATGCATTTATTACAGGAATGCGTTATATAAATGATAATTTAACGGAAATTTCAATTGCTACTGACGCTTTTCAAACTTGGCAATTTGATTTAATTTATAAACAAAGCTTCATAGAACGTGAAATTGTACCTACTGCAGATGATACACCAGGAAATAATTTAATTCCCGAAGGTTTAGAATTTGGAGAATTAAAAGTTGAAGGAACTGCCGAATTTGACGATTTAGAACCTGCCTATGTTGTAGCATATACAGGTGACAGTTATCAAGTTGGAAATGATGAACCAGTTTCAGTTGCACAAAATGGTTATAATTATAACGGAATTTATTCGTCTGTTACATTTGCAGTTGCTAATGATTACGGATTTCCAGTTTTAATGAAAATTATGAATCAAAATGCAAATAGCGACAAAGTTTTAACTGTGTTTACCATTCCAAAACTTGCTATAAAAAGTTTATTACCTGTTGATGAACCACGGAACACATACTTATTTTTTTAAATTTTTACAAGAAAATTTTACAGAATCACCAATTATAAAAACTTTACTTGCAAGAAGTAATTCGCTTGACGGCTACACACCACGAAATAAAAAGTTGCTTCAATACCCTTATATATATTTAGGATTTAATCCACAAAATGGAACAAAAAAAGTATTTAGATATGAAGATTTTGCAAATGCTACACCTTCATTTAAAATAATGAGTGAAATAAATCCAAATCCAACTGTTCAATTTATACCCCAAAATTATAGAGGTGCAAATGGTGATAGTTTATCTGATAACGTTTCACTTAATGGTTACCCTACAATTTCATTTAAAACAGATACATTCAATGTATGGTTAGCACAAAACAATGATATTATTTCCTTACAAATGCAACAAGAAAATTACAATTATAACATTGACGCAATAAAAGGTGGCATGGGAATGCTAGGAGATATGGGAAAAATGCTTTCAGGTGATTATGGGTCGATCGGTTCTGGTTTTAGTGGGTTTATTGATAAAAGCATTGAACTTATGCGTTCAGATAAAAATCATGAATTTTATATAAAAAATCAAATGGCACAAATAGAAAAACAAGCAATGCTTCCTGATAATGCTTCACTTTCATCTTCAAATTCCACTTTACTTGGTTATAATATGTTTGACAAAAATATATTTACACGTTATACAATAAAAAGAGAATTTGCAGAACGTCTTGACAAATATTTTGACATGTACGGTTACACAATAAATGAATTAAAAAATATAAATATTAATTCAAGACCAAATTGGAACTATATAAAAACACAAGGTGCAAATATTCTTGGAGATATTCCACAATATGATTTACAAACTATTAAAGAAATGTTTGACAATGGAATCACTTTTTGGCATAATCCTGAAACATTTCTTGACTATTCACAAAATAACAGATAAGAAAGGAGAAAATAAAAATGGGAAAACGTAAAAATTTTATGCGTCACAATTATCAATTTGTTGATAATTTACTTGTAAATGACGCAACATATATTGATTATTTAGAAAGATTCAAAAAAGTTGCACTTTCTGTTTTTGAATGGGTGAACCTTCCAAAATCAATGAATGCAATCTGGCTTGAAAAATGTTTGTACTATAATGGTCAAGCAAGTCTTCTTAAAGATAAACGTTTTGGGTTTATTAATACAAATTGCTGCACAAATGGGGATTTAAACATTTACGGACTTCCAGTAAATTTTAAATGTTATTCATTTGTTTATTCTTCAAATAGAAAACTATACACAGGACTTATTGAAGGCTTGACAGAAGCACAAAAAGAACAACGTGAATTTTACGAATGTATTCTTGTTCAAAACAATTGGGACAGAACACCAACTGCAGGTTCAATGGAACTTTTCGCACTTCGCCTTTATGAAGCAGAACGCACGGCAGATACGAACATTAAGGCGCAAAAAACACCTGTACTTTTATTGGTAGATGAAACACAACGTTTAACAATGGAAAATATGTATTCACAATATGACGGAAATAAACCTTTTATTTTTGGAGATAAGAAAAACTTAAATCCAGACAGTTTACGTTCAATTAAAACAGACGCACCTTTTATTGCAGATAAAATTATTGATTATAAAAAGGAAATTTGGAATGAAGCATTGACCTTTTTAGGAATTAATAATATAATGGTAGATAAGAAAGAACGTTTAATTACTGATGAAGCAAATTCAAATAACGAACTTATAAATTTAAATTTACAAAGTTATCTTGCACCACGTCAAGAAGCATGTAGACAATTCAATGAAAAATTTGGTTTAACAGGTACAAACAAAGAAATTTCAGTTCGTGTTAGAAGTGACTTACACAATATTATAAAAAATGCACAAAGTATTGTAAATGATTATAAAAAACTTGATGAAATAGATAATTCAATAAACTATGAAGGGCAGGTGAAAGACTAATGGCAACATATACAGTTGAACTGCGCAAATTATGCGATTTATATGGCCGTGAAGAAATAGAAAATTGGTTCAAAGATTATAATATTTCAAATTATTTAACACCTTCACAAATTGAACAAATTGAAAAATTTGGTGTGTGGTCAAAAGACCGCCTTGCAGAAAAAATTGTTGACCATTACTATATGCGTGAAATAGGTTTTGAAACACCTGCCTTATTTAAACATTATGCAAAAGTTACTATGCAAGAAATAATGGAAAGGCAATTTCCAAAAATTTATTCTAATTTTTTAGAATATGATCCACTTTCAAACGTAGATTTTACGGAAACATATACACGTGAAATTGCAGGTTCAAGTGAAGGAAAATCAAATTCCACTTCACAAAATAATGCAAGTGGTTTAAATATAAATAACGATACACCACAAACAAGAATTACAAAACAAGATTTAAACACAGGCGCTTATGCAAGTCAAGTAAATCAAAGCGATACTTCAAGCAATATTCAAGATGAAACAAATGCAGAAAGTTCTTCAAATACAATAGAAAAATTTACTAGACATGAAGAAGGCGACAATGGTGTTATTATCACAAACCAACGTTTAGTAAAAGAATTTAGAGAAATAATAGTTGCTATTGATGAAGAAATAATTAATGAACTTTCAAAATTGTTTATGGGTATTTATTAGAAAGGAGATTTTTAAAATGAGTAATTTAAATTTAATAAAACCTAAATCTGTTCAAAATATAATTAATAAATTTTGTTATACAATTGGTATGATACCAACTTCTTATAAAATATCACTTACTTATGAAGAACAAATTCTTGCAATTGGGCAATATTTAGAAGAAACAGTAATTCCTGCTTTAAATAATAATGCAGAAGCAGTTGCAGAACTTCAAACATTATTTGTTCAATTAAAAGACTATGTTGAAAATTATTTTGATAATTTAGACGTACAAAATGAAATAAATCATAAATTAGATGAAATGGCTCAAAGTGGTGAACTTGATATTATTATTGGAAATTTTTTAAAAATAAATAGTTTACTTGTTTTTAATAACATTGAAGATTTAAAATTAAGTAATAATTTAATTGAAGGAAGTGTGGTTGAAACACTTGGTTATTATTCAATTAATGACGGTGGAAAAGCAAAATATAAAATAGTAAATGATAATACTTTAAACACAGATGACAGCTTTGTAATTTTACTTAATTCAGGACTTAAAGCTGTTTTACAATTTAACGACAAAGTTAATATTCGCTCACTAGGTGCAAGAAGTCAAAATATTAATAATGAAAAATTTGATATAAAACCTTATATTGAAAAATATCTTCAAAAACTTGATGAACTTCAAAATAAATTTACACTTTATTTTCCAAGTGGGGTTTGGTATTGTTCAGCTTTAAATATAATAAATCATTATGGATTTTGTTTCGAAGGTGCACAACCTTCTTGGCAAGGTTACGCAAGCGGTGGGACAACTATAAGTTCTTATGAAAATAATCAACCTTATATTTTTAAAATAGGAAGTTCAAATCAAATGGTAAATAACTTTTCATTTAAAAATATAACACTTTCTTCAGGCGATTTTCTATATTTTGAAAATGAAAATAATTTCAGAATTCCAGACGCTAACACAAAAAGAATTCAAACTGCTCTTGAATTATACTATGCAGGTTTTGGAATTTTTGAAAATCTTGCATTTAATCATATTGTCGGAGAAGTAATGGGAATGACTTCATCTTGGGAATTTAGATTTGATAAATTATTTGTAAGTAATTGTTCAAATATTAATGGTGCATTAATTCATTTTAGACCAATCGACACTTCATTAAATGAAAATGCAAATATTTCAAATGTTGAAATATTGGAACTTAATGTTGAAGCAATAAACGGAAATATTATTCAAACAGATTTGGGCTGTAATTTAATCGACACAGTTATCAATAATTTTCATTTTGAACCTTTTACTTGTAATTTAGAAGATATTACACAACACGAACTTAATGACGGACAATTTGACGCAAATAACGTAAAACATTTATCACTTATAGATTTTAAGGGTGACGGAAAAATCACAATAAATAATATATTTTTAAATAATATTGCTTATAGATATTTGAAACTAAATAATAACCAATATATTTATGACACTATTTTAAACATTACAAATTCTTCAATTTATGCTGAAATAGTTGCACAAATTGGAAATATTATGATACAAGGAATGAATAGAACTTTGAACATAGTACTACAAGAAACTTTTGAAAATACTTGTAAGAATTCTTCTGTCATTTCACTTGATAATATATCAAATACTACACCTTACAATTGTATTTTTAATGTAAAAAATTTTCCAACTATATTGAATAAAGCTATTTTAAGAAATACAAGAAATTTAATGCTAGACAATTCAAACAATGAATTTAATGCTTTTTGTAAATATACACGAAACGCTGATAATACAACAAGAAGATATTTGAATTATGACCCTGACGTTATAAATAATGATTGGTTATGTGTAAAACCAAACACAACTGCCACAGGTATTTTTGCAAATACTTCAATGAAAGGAAATAAAATATTTATACGTGCAAAAGTTGAAAATGGTAAGACCTACAAATTGACAATTTCAAACTTAAATTATAGCCGTGTATTAAATTTTGACCTTGAAGGAACAGGACAATATAAACTATATGAATTAGATATGACACCAATTAGTGCGTTCTTAAAAGATGACCCACGAATTATTCTATATTCAGCTTTAGGAAACACAGAAGACATTGACGTGTCATTAGATTACTTCTTTTTTGAATAGCGTTCCACGTGAAACAAAACAGAATAAAGTTCCCTGAACATTTGAAAATCAAAAAATTAAACATA